TCTGCTCTCAGCCGATGTCTCCAATTTCACCTGTGGTGGTTGACCTGGTGAAGGTGGGGTAGGCATAAATCCCCCAAGAGGTCCGTTTGCCATGTATCTCTCCACAAAAAACTAGTTTCTGTGAAGATACTATATCAATTATTTATTTTTGACAACAGAAAGCCCATCTCTTTGTCACTTTGAGCCAAAATCTTGGATGCTAAGTCAGAAACCTGAGATTCAAACTCATCATTGCCCATCATGTCCTTCTTTATCTTGTCTCTTAGCCTGTTAATTCTGTCCATGTCGTATTTCGTCAGTGGCTCTTGGTGTTTCTTTACACTGTCATGCACTTTTTCTGCCTCACCACCTCCGTTTTGCAAGAATTGTAGTGCCATGTGGACAGAAACTGGCATCCTCTGCGTCCCATACTCATAGTGACACCACGTTCTTAAACTTAATCCTAGTTTTTTGGATAACTTTGCCTGACTCATGCCCAGATCTTTACGAAAATTGTAAACCTCCGTGCTTGTCAGGTCTGCATACCCGTAATCAGTTCGTTTCATTGGCTTTCCTTTCGTTAATGTTTACCAAAACTTTGTTTTTCATCATGTCTGCAATTAATTCATCCTTGTTTCCGTAACGATATGCTTCACCATTCCAGTCACAACAAGTGTTGGCTATGTTTTTTAGCAGTGCAGACATCTCTAAACCCCTACACAACAACACAGATGCTATCTCTTGCAGTAAATGATCGGTACTTTTGACCTTGAACTCTTTTATCGTGGAGAGTCGTAACCTATATGTTGTCATTTTTACCTCATTTCATACTATATATAGTAATCTTTGCACAAAAGTGCAAGAATTTTTTTATAAAATTTTTTTTGAGGTCGTGTTTCAAACACAAGGGGGTCGTTTGAGGTGAAGTTGGTGTAAAGATTTTTTTTTAAAAATATATAAAATTTGGTGTGTACTATGGTATACACCCCCGATATTATACAATAAAATCAATGACTTAGACAAAAAAAATAACCTGCTAGTTAAGCAGGTTATCTTGTAAAGTTTGATGAAGAAATTATCTAAAAGATGCAATTCTCTCATTTAAATCTGCAATTGTTTGATTGTCTAAACCTGCAAGTAAATCACTTTTACCACGTTCATCACTATTAGAAATAAAGCTTAAATTGTTTGATGGTCTGTTAACATTCGTGGATGTTAACACCTCATAACCATTATTAGAATAAGCATTTGATGTACCATATCTAACACCATATTCCTGCTGATTATGTGTAACAATAAAAGGATCATATCTTTCCTCAGCTCTAATTTCACTTATTGTACGTCTAACACTTTGAGCATTATTGATATTACAATGTGACATAATCTCTTCAACAGAACGTCCACCATCAACACGACAAAACGACCATAAACGAGATTTAACAGTGTTTGAAGATCTTCCTATATAACTAGGACTAGTTAACTGTTCTGTCACTGTATCAGCTTTAAAACGTGTTTGAAGACTATGATTAACCATGTTTTGTAAAAAGTTAATCCAAGTAAATATTTTATTAGTCTCTAATGTTCCACCATGTGATCTAAACTCTATAGTTTTTTTAGATCCATAGTGTTGACAATTAACAGCACTGTATTTTCTTGTACTGTTAGTATGATTTTGAACACGTTCTAAATCGTGCTGTGTAACTCTAGCATTAAGTATTTGAGTAACACTAGCAGGCTTTCTACACCAATAGCCGTTTGGTCTTCCTGCACTGTTACAATAACCACCATCATCACGTCTAGACTTAGCCAAACATGAATGAAAAAAGTCTATGTGCTTTGATACTCTATAAAGAACATCCTTAACCACGTCTAAAGGCAATCTTGAATTAGTGCTAGTATCAAACAATTCTGAAACAAGATTATTATTTTCTAAATAATTTCTGTTTGAATTTCTCATTTCAACAGAACGTCTAGAGAATTCTTCATTACTTAAACCTTGTTTGATTGGCATGGTGGATAAGTGAACGTGTGTAGAACATTTGACGTTTACTCTTCCACCTTGGCTAGTGATTTGATTATATACACTTGTCATATAATCACGTGTGAATTGACAATCTGCTAAAACGGGAAGATCGCATTCTGTACCAACACTAGGATCACTTTTATAATTCAAACCTTTAATCTTGTTTGAACCACTATTAAAAGCATTCATACTGTTTGGGCTTACACCTACTAACTCAGGTTCTAAACCTATTGCTATTGTTTTGTTATTAAATAAATTTTGCACTGTTGTTTCCTTTCCAAAAATTTAACATTGCTTAGTATAGTAATTATATAATCTTTTTATGTAATGATTGCAATACTTAAATACGAACAATTATAACTTTTTTTTGTAGCTGCGATTAAGTCATTGATTTTATTACATTTTTTAAAAATTAAAAAAAAATAAAAATTTTTTTACCCATTACCCTATATACCATAAGGAGCTTCATCAAAAATTTTACAGGAGCCAGCTTCCCCGATGCCCGATCAACCCGAACAATTGTACGGATTCACACCAGAAAAAACCCAGCTCCGACTGGAAGCTGGGCTTTTGCCTCAGGAGAAACTTACCTCCATTGCTTGCCACCAACCCGTTTAGTCAACGGGCTTCCCGTTTCCTCCATTCTGAAACTCTCTATGATTGCAGAGTCAATAGAGTTGTCGATCATGTGCCAGTAACTTGCATTGAAAAAGTTCTTCAATCCAGTTCTGATACCATCAACATATATAGGACTTGGTGTATGGAATCCTGTATAATTCATCTTGTAAGCAAAGCCATTAAGGTATTCACAATCTGCTTGAAAGGTAACGTCAATCTTTCTGTACAAACTCGGAAAACCCTCAAATCTATCAAGTGCTTTCTCACAGTCAGGTGTGATCTCCCATGCAACTGCTGGTGCATCTGAAACTCCACTACCTACTTGTGTTGGAACAATGTCTGCCACGTTATTAAACTTAAATCTTTGACCGACAATGAAACCTGACCCCATTGGTTTGGCATTAGGACACCTTCGTGCCATTGCCCTTCTATTTGTATTAGCTCCATAAGCTATATAAATCTTTTTCATTTGTATCTCCTTTGGCTGAAATTGATTTATATATAATATAGTATTGATTGCTACACCTGTCAACATCTTTTTTATTTTTTTTTACAGGAACTTATCCAGCTACAGGAGTACGAACAATTGTTCGTATACAGCCAGTAAAAAAGGCTGGTAGAACCCAGCCTGTTTTTTTCTACTTTATGTTGTGCATGGTGGTGAACTTAATTTCCCACTCTCGATCACTGTCAACTCCTATCTCCTTGTTCCATTTATCGACTATGGCTCTGACGTGCATTGCACTGCCTATGAATTTGTCGATCTCATGTGGATCATTAGGGTTGGCTTTAGTAAGAGGGTAGTAACCATGTTCGTTCTCAACGATCTTTGCTACCCTGAATTGTTCGTTCTCTTCAGGAACGTCTGTGAAACAAAAATTAGACATCATCATTTCTCCTTATTTTTACCCAACCTTGACCTGTTGAGACGTTTGTTGAAGCACCTTGCTCAAGGGACATGATGGCTTTTGCTTCATCTGTACCCTCCATATCGTTGTCGATAATGAAATCTCTCATTCCTCCAACTGCTACAAGTCTGCCATCTTCGTGTATTTCTACACCTCTACTTGATATTGCCATGTTTATCTCCTATTGGCTGTTTATAATTATATAGTAATGATTGCCACATAGTAAGTCAAGTAACTTTTTTGCTTTTTTTAATCTTTTTTTCTCATCAACGACATCTTCATTATTTTCATTACCTTTGTAATCCCAGCACCTAATAAATTCCTCACAGGAATCTATCTCCAGCTTTAGCCCATCAATCAAAATATTAGTATCATCTGTATCTAACTGCATCTGCTTCTCCTTCTTTGAATACGAACAATTGTTCGGTTACAGGATAAAAAAGAAGCTGGGCTTCTAACCCAGCTTCAGCTCCTCCCTTCTATTCTATACTTTCTTTATCCATTTCAACCAAACCGATGGTTCTTTGTAATTGTGTCAATTCCTCTTTCCACATAGGCTCGTTTGGTTCACATTTTATCTGTTGCTTTTTGTCGGATACCATAGCTTCCAAAAAGTCAATTGTTGTTTTATAAGATTGGATATTTCTATTTTCCATTGTTACCTCCTTAAAATGGTATGATTATTACAACAGCACATACGACTGCATAGAAGAAGATGGATTGAGCTACCACCAATGCTATTTCCCAGCTACTCATGATGCTGTGTTTTCGATTGATTCAATTTGCTCCCAAACCTCACGGAAAGCACCAAAGAATTTGACCATCTGTTCTGTTGGTTCTGAATCAAGATCCTGATAATTATATATCATAATGTCATCTGCACTATAATAATTACCATTCTCATGCTTTGGCATATTATGAAACTCACACCATCTTGTGTAAATATTAGCCATAGCTCTTATGTTGTCTTGTCTGACCTCATCTGAGGCTACAAACTTTGGATTGTTATATGTCATCTCTTTTCTCCTATTGACTGATTAACATAATTATATAGTAATCATTACATAATATAAGTCAAGCACTTTTATTTTATTTTTTTTTATTTTTATTCTTGACACTATTTGTAATGATTGCTATATATATAAATGTGATGGCAAGACAGTAATGGTTTACAGTATCCCACCACAACAATATGAGGTCGAAAGTTCGGGGTAGGGGGTTCACAGACCTAAAATAGCAACTCCCCCAGTTAATGCGGAAGCATGAAAAAAGAGTCGAGGAACCTTTCCACTTCGGCTCTTTTTTTTGTCTGGTATTTGAGTTCGAACAATTGTTCGGGCTTAACCTAACCACAGGAAGCAGAGCCAGTACCAGCACAAAAAAAATCGGGAACAGGTTTCCCCGATCCCGATTGTTGCTGGGCAACCTGCCCGATCTAGTTTGTACGATAAAGGTAAAAGTCCCCCTGCTCGTGTTCGTAATGATCATAACCAGCTAGAAAATGACCCCTTCCATCTGTGCCAACGGCATCTTCAACGAATTTGTCAAAGTCTTTGATCAACTTAAGAATTGCATCATTTGCAGTTTCGCAACTATCTTGCAACCTTTCGAAAACCTCTCTGTCTATGCCTGTATGAGAAACCAAAAAGTCAGGATTGAATGCCCAAACTGTTTCCTTGATGTATTCTTTTGTCTTCTCGTCTGCTTCCTCATCAGTCAAAACCATATACTCCTCATTTCCGTATGTGTAATAATGGTCTGCTTCGTGTGTTATGTGCTTTGTCTGCTCTTTGTTAAGTTCCATATGCTCTGAAACTGCTTCTATTTTTTCTATATCCATTTTTAACTCTCCTTTGGCTGAATATGTATATATAATATAGTAATGATTTCTACCTGTCAACAGTTAATATTAATTTTTTTATTTTTTTTTGAGGCATCTGCTGTTGCTGTTCCAACTGGTGACTTCGGACAATTGTTCGGAGTCAGGGTTCTACAGCAGTGCGCAGATCCTGTGCGTGAACGCGAACAATTGTGCGTATTCAGGTCTGGGCTGGTAAGTTGCACAGCCAGACCCCCCCTGACCCAGAGCTGGTTCCGAAGGAAACCCAAGCTGGAAGCCAAATAGTAGCCCGAAGGAAGCCCGATCCCGACCCGATACCAGCCCGATTAGCTACGCAACTCCGAACAATTGGTCGGTTTCAAGCCCGATCACAGCCCGATAACCTGTAGCCCATAGAAATTGTTCGGTGACCCTGCCCACCACCCCCGCAGGTGCAGACCCAGATGTACCCATATTTAACTATTTTTGCCTATCTTCTTTGGGTTAATGTGGGTGACGTTAGCTTTTTTCATCCGATCCTGTGCTAAGTGTTGTAATTTCTGTAGTTCAGCCAGTATTTCTTCCTTAGTCATGCTATCGACTTTCTCATGTAGTACATGAGCCTTGTTTACGAGCAATCCAGTAGCCTTTAAACGGAGTTCTTCAGCCCGAATAGCCTCACCAAACTTACCCGATTCCCATGCTTCGTTACGAATCTTGAGCAAATCCCTGACTGACTTATCTATCGTTACACCAAAACGACTCCTATTCTCCTCCTGCATCTCTTGAAATCGTTCCTGAACCACTTCACTACGGAGCAACCTAACTGCATCTACTGAGGGGTTACTATACCCAGCTTGTCGAGCGGCGTTAGTCTGAGTCATATCCTTGTGCATAAAGTTATCCAGAAAAGCTTGTTGTTTCTGAGTTAATCTTTTCAGTCCCTTTTGTCTTTGTTCTTCTGGTAAATTCTGACCTACTTTAGGCATTACTTTTTCTCCTGTTTGATTTCTTCTAAATCTTGTTTCGTCAATGAGTCACGAAACGTTAAACCAAAATCATATCCTTGTTTATAATAAGCAGATGATTTTTTTTTAATATCA